TGAACCTGAGCGAAGCAGAACCTACATTTGCTCAGGCTTTCTTCGATTCGGTTCTGGACCATCCAGTCCCGATCGGTCTGTCCGAGAACCTGGGCGGCAGTTCTTTGCAGTCCGGTGATGAATTTGTGCTGGCGGTATCTGGCCCAGTCATCATCCGCCATCCGCAACAGCCGCACATACCACTCGTCTTGCAGCCTTTTCATTCCTTCGAGGACGGCTCCGTGCGCGGCTGCAAATGCGAGCTTCCCGTTCTCGTTCGGGAGGTATTCTCCCCATACCCAATCTATGCCCGGCTCCGCGATACCGGCCTCGTAGCAGACCATCGCGGTCTTATGATCATAGGCAACGCTCCGAGCCACCAGATCAGAAGGGTCAGGAACGATAAGGCGCGGCCGATTCGAGTCCAGATAGACCGCATGTTGGCATCGCTCGATGTTGACGAGATTGAAGTCTCCCGGCTCCGTGTAGGGGATGATGAAGGTTCCCGGAACGAGTCCGGGCTTCTCCTCTACCAGGGGATACGGGAGGATGGTGACGATGGTGCAGATGTCGTTAGATCTCGGAGGCATGGACGCTCTCTTTATAGACTTTCGTTGAATCTACAAACACGGAGTTCTCGAATGCGAACAGGGCGGACCTCCCGGCCTCATGGAATTGAGCCTCAAAATACTTTGCATCTTCTTCCATCGAGGCGTGGTATTTATCCCTCATATCCGCGTCCGAAAGCTGCCGCCTTTCTCCGAACTCAGCAGTATGCATAACTGCGTCCAAAGCCCACTCAGTGACCGGGAGAGCTTCACCTTTAGCGTCTTGAAAAACATAGACTGGCTCATAGGTCCCGCTCCTCACCGGGGAAGAGATGTCTAATGGACTACTTTGAGAAACAAGCTCGCGATGAACAGAGCTACCAGGAGGTAGAAAAGTAAGGCGCTCAAGCACCCAACGCGGACCCACATACCAGTATTTAGGGACGTCTCTAACTTCTGTTCGCTCTCGAAGAAAGATTGATCCATAGAAGTCGGAGAAGGTTCCGAGTCGTTTTTCACGCTGGTCTGGTGCCCACGATATTCTCCAGATTGGGCGGCCATCAAGGGACCTCCCGTGATCTGCCAACTTGTTGTTAAAGTAAGTGATTAAGACGTTGTCCATAAAAAAGCCGCGTGGCCTATCTGACACCGTTCCGCTCCGATAGACCCAAAGCAGGTGAAACGGTAAAAACCCTGCACCGCGGTCTAAGTTGGGAGGCCGAATCCGTGTTATCGAATCCGGCCCCCTTCCCTCCTCTACATCAGTAGCCCGACGGAACCGTCAGGGTATCGATGTATGAGCACGAAGCCGGATTGTTGATGAAGGTGTTGAACGATGCGGTCAGGTAGAAGATCGTCGCCGTGGCAACTCCACCAGATGCTCCGCGAAGTTCAAAGAGCCGCCGACCCTCTTCCTCGTAGAAGCCTGCGGGATGCATTTCGGCGCGTCCCCAGACCTCTCCGACGATGAAGTCGATTCGGGTCTTGTCCCACGAATACGACCGGCGAATCGGCGCTCCAGCGATCTGCTGGATGTCGAAGTAGAGGTCGAGACCCTGGGACGATCCGCCATTGCGGTTGACCACCTGCACCGCCTGTCCCAGCTCCTCGTAAGCCTGGACCTGACAGGGATGCATCCACGCCTGAACCTTGACACCGTTGTCGAGACCGATGCGGTCTCCGATGCGATTCAGAGCAACCCTCGCGTGTGCAGGTGCCAACGGACCAGCCGCTGCAACTCGTGAGGCTCGAATCTCTGGAAACTGCGCTCGATCCAATCCGAGCCAAGTCCCAGTTGACGCATTGTTGTGATGGTAGGGAACACCAAGCAGAGCGACTGGATTGGCCCCAGATAGCCCTTCGATGACGATCCTATCACCAGCGATGGGCGAGGTCGCCGCTCCCTTGATGCGGAATGTCTTGGCCGCATAATCCACCAGGTCGATCTGCGCTGCGGTTCCGACCAACGCTGCTCCAGCCGAGGGTGCAATGACCCGAGCTGCGGCAAAGGCTGCATCGTAAACCGACACGAACTGTCCGTATCGGAGGAGGCGCACACCGAAACCATCCGTCGTGCAGGTGTAGGTGTCCTGGCCGCCCGCAGTTGAGACCGAGGTGATCGTGGCGACCGCGCCATTTCCACCCGTCATGAGCGAGGAATCGACCTGACGCCGGAACTCCGCCATCGCCTTTGCAAGCAACTGACGGAATGCGTTGACAACCGACTTCCTCGTATCGTCGGTGGCCCACTGTGCCCGCTTCTGCCACTCCACACCGTGCTTCATGTGGACCGTGGAGACGAGAGCCTTCTCGAACGACTGACCATCGCCGCGTCCCAGGTCGCCGCCATCCGGAGAGAAGTAACCGAACCGTCCACCGGGTCGGATTTCCATCGGGACTCGCATATCCCGATTCGATACCTTCTCTACGTCCCGCTTCTCGATGTTGCCATAGAAAAGCGAATCGCGGTCGAACAGGACGGGCACTTTGCTCTGGACTGTTTCCAGTTCAGCAGCAACTACCTGCGTCTCTGTTAGAGCCATAAATCTCCTATTTCTTCAGAGTGACCTTGCCCGAGAGTATGTCCAGGTCGGTAGTGTGGGCGTAGTCGATTTTCTTCGGATCGAGAACCGTCGCCCTTTCCCGCCGCTGGTCAACCCGCTTCGAAGATCCCTCGAAGGGCTTCTTTTTCTGTGGAGTAGCTGCGAGCTTCTCGTCCTTTCCGTTACCCACTTTTCTGGTGGGAGAGGAGCCGAGATACTCCGATCTGATTCGGTTCCGGAGGTCACGCAAGAGCGGACGCGCACCCGAGAGGTAGGTGTTTACGATACTCTCTTTGCTCTGTCGTGAGTAGGCGTCTCCCGCAGCCCGTTTCCATAGACCCTGCATCCTACGTGCGTGGACGGGGTCCTTGGCGAGCTGGGAGTTCATCTCGTTTATCACATCTTGCACTATAGAGGCTTTCATCCGTTCAGGCATCGTTCCAGCCGGGTCCAAACCCTGCCGAATGGTCTGGTCCAGCGAGGATGTCACGTAGTTGAAAATCTCCCCATCGGCCTCTTGAAATCGAGTCTGAGCCCACTGCTGCCGCTCCTGCTGGAGCTGAATTTCGGCAGGATTGGGTTCTTTCTGCTGCTTTTTCGAAATGTCCGGAATCTCCCCACCATTTGCAAATATGAAATTCGCGAGGTGGCGCGCTGACATCGCAAGATTCTTGTCTCCTGTTTTCTCCCCATGCTTGAAGGCGAGAAAGATAAGCTCCTCTAAGACCGGTTCGGTAGCCGAAATGAACAGCTTCTCGTCAATCTCCCTGAGTTTGGGCAACCAATTGAGAGCAACCTCCTTGAAAGCTTTCGGGTTGTTCTCCGCAAGCTCACTCATCAGGAGGTCAGGAGACCCTTGAACCAGCGTGGATTCCAATCGGTCGTAGTTATCAGCTTTGACCGCAGCCTGCGCCGCATCTTCGGGCGTCGCATGATACTTCGAGAATTCCTGGTCCCTGAAAAGAGCAGCCTTCAGCTCTGGAAACTTCTTGAAGATACCAGGGAACTGCTCTTTTATCGCCTTTAGGGTCGGTTTACCCTGGACGGGCGCGTCGGCCTCGTCGGTCTCTTCGGACTCCTCGCCTTCGTCGGTCTCGTCACCTTCGTCAGTTTGATCTTCGCCATCTTCTTCCTCCTCGGCGAGGTCTTCGGTTGTTGGCTCCTCGTTGAAGGTTCGAGTTTTTTCAGGAGCAGGAGCAGATTCTCCAGATGGCTCGTTGAGGACGGCCATGTCTGCAGAGAAGTCCCCATCTGATCCTCCTCCGGAATCATCGGGTGAAAAGAACTGTTGAAACTTGAAGAAAAACATTTAACTACTCCTGAGGCGGTTTCTCTTTACCTTCAGATCCTTCAGCTTCAGCTTCAGCAGCCTGAGCCTCTGCCATCTGCACTAATCTCTGGTGCTCCTGCATATGAAGGAGGACATTCATATACGCGCCAGGATTCTCTTTCTTGTATTGCAGGCCAATCTCAGATTTCAGCCATGCCTGACACGTAATCATCTCGATCTCGTGGTTATCGAGACTTTCATCTATCGGGACCGAGGAGGTCATCATCGGCATCCCCATACCTTCTTCAGCCGAAGGCGCAGCCTGAGGAGGAGCAGGAGGCCCAACCGGTCCCATACCTTCCTGAGGAGGTGCTTGAGGAGGCATGGGAGGCATTGTCTGGGTCGGCTCAGAAAGAATAAGCTCCCCGATCTCTACGAGCTGTTTATTCCTGTCGTCATCGCCAGGGATGTAGAGTTCAGGAACTCCAATGATTAGGGCGATGAGTCCTGCATTCTCGGGGTGTCGGAGGACGTTCATCACATCCTCGTTACCACCCTGGAATAGCTGGAGAATCATATCCCTTTTCTGCGCCCAGGAGATCGGGAAGCTTTCGTTGACGTCAGGCTCAACCTCACCCACCGAGCCGGTCATGTGGATGTGCCGAATCCAAACGTTCACATATGTAGAGCCACGCTTTTCTACGTATTTCTCGTCCTCCAGCATGTTGATCGCGTAGCTCCGAACTGCCTTCGAGAGCATCCGCGCCCACCAGATCTTGACGATTTTCCAAGTAATCTGGAGTCTCTGGAGAGCCTGCGCTCGGCTCATTTCGTATTCTTTGGCGGTTCCTGATCCTCCCGTAATTGAGCCGCCAAAAACCGTAGGTAAGGCTCCGGAGATGAACTGACCGACTCTTTCAAGGCGATTGAGGAACTTGTCGATTTCTTGGGAGATAGATGATGTCTTAGCTTCAAAAAATCCTTCACCAAGGGAGCGTCCAGCGGGGGCCTTAGCTGGGGAAACTTGACCAGGGCGCGCTTCCGACTTCCCGTATGCATCAAAATCGAGCACATCAGGGTCGGCATAGAGTTCAGGTATGCCAAACTCAATACCTTCAAGAGTGAGGTTCCATCCTTCATTCGTCATGTCCTGAATCGGCATTACGGAGGAGCCGACGGATTCGGCATGAAGATTTTCGGAGAGAGGATGCTCCGTAATCGTCCAATGGTCCTCCATGACGTCGGGAATGCCCTCGACGACGAGGTCCTTGTTGATTACGACGCAATAAACGCCATTCGGGTAGAGGGAGCGGAGTTCCTCTATTTCGTCCTTGTGACCAGCCATACCCAGGACATTGTAGGACCACGGTTGCAACCACACTCTCCGACAGGTGCAAAGGTCGGTCGAAACGTCGCCTTTGAGGGCTACAGACGTTCGCATCGCCCGATCCATGCTCTCCATGTCTATCAGAGGTTGAATACGCTCGGCAATATCGGGATAAATGTCCTGAAGTTTGGCGTAATGTTCTTCAGTTTCGAGAATAAGATACGGTAAATCCTCTTTTTTCGTCGCCCAGGGAGCAACTTTGACATTTAGAGGTCCGTAGACTTCAAGACACTCCCTATTCTTCGGAGTTTTCGCGTATCCGGCGATTCTGGGGACCATTTCCTCAAAATCATCGGATTCAGGCATATTATCGTAGCCACACTGCGGGCAAGCCTGAGTTCCCATCGCCTGGTCGGCCATCGGAGGCAGACTTTGGGCTACGGGAGGCTCGTCAACCGGACCAGTGGGCGACGGGAGGTCCATAGGACTCGGTTCTTCGGACCCAGCCTCCTCCGGGGACTGAGGAATGGGGGAGGCAGAAATTTCCTCCGAACCGAGAGCGTAGCCGCAGTTCGCACAGTAGTATTCGCGAGTAACTACGGCATGATTCTGAACGATTGGCTTCTCGTAGACGCCAAACTTCTCAGAGGCTCGATTTTCATTGTAACCAAAGATGACTCCTTGATTATACAGAATGAAAAGAGCCTTCATGAACAAAAGCTCGGCGTAGTTATGCTTCTGAACGAGCATTCCTATCTTCGTATACGCCTTCGCCGTCTGAATGTCGTCAGGATTCTCGGCGTCGTCAGGCACGAAGGGAACAGTCGGCAGAGCCGAACTCATCGCAGCGATAATAACCTCTCCGTAAGCTCTGTAGATGTTGATAATCTTAGCATAGAGAGCTGGGTCAATATCGCTCTGCGGATCTTCTTCTTTGATTTGGTCCGGAGTGCGCCAATCGAGAGCAAAGTCTGACCACCAGATGTATTGGATATTATCCCAATAACAGAGCTGTTTCCGCCACTTCTTAATAAGACGCTCACGCGCGAAGCGGTCGTGCTGCTCAAGGTGGTCGATGATGCGGGCGAGATTTTTAGCAATATCGGAGTCACAGAAGTGCTCCTT